GGGCCTTGAATGCCTTGCGGTCCTTGTGGACCTGTAGCTCCTGTCTCACCCTGAATACCTTGAGGACCCTGCGGACCTGTAGCCCCTGTTGCTCCTTGTGGGCCCGTCGCCCCCGTCGCCCCCGTCGCTCCTTGCGGGATAGCAAACTCGAATACAGCAGCCGAAGATGTACCTGTGTTTATAACGGTAGCGTTAGTTCCTGGAGATTTTGTTTGTGTTGACGAGCTTACACTGATGGTGGCTGCATCACCTGTGTCACCTTTCTGACCCTTATCTCCTTTATCCCCTTTTAATCCTTGGGCACCTGTAGCGCCAGTATCCCCTTTGTCTCCTTTAGGGCCTTTAGAGATGGTTACGTTGATTCTAGCCCTAGCCATTATACAGCAACCGTTACGTCTTCTACAATTTTGAAAATACCGTAAAGCAAAGTCTCTACAGAGTCAATCACATTATCGGTTGAGTTCGTGATGTCATTGTCAGTCCCAGGTTTTTCAATCTTCTGCTGGATGTCGTAAACATAGATGCCAGAAGCTAATAACTCCATCACGGTGTGAGCCGCAGAAAAGACAACTAATCCAGGATTTTCTGATGGTGTAGTTGGGCTGGATGTAAAAGGGTCAATAACCCCAGTAATCGACAAGACATAACCATCAGGGTTTGTTCCATTCGCCACGCCGTCATAATCATCGGTATCTGCGTTGCGCACCTCTAAAATATAGGAGTAACCGTCATCAGTAATAACTCCTGTCTGATGATAACCAAGAGTAAGAGGTTGATTGCTATCATCTTTGAGCTCAAGATTGAGGTTAAACGTGTCCCCTCGCTTGCAAGTAATGTCTACTCTTTGTGACCTATCTAAGTTGATTTGATTTGCCATCTTAGCCTAATATTTCTGATGTTATGTCTCCAGGGCCTGCTTCTTCTCCTTCTAACTCTCCTCTCTGCCCTTGTCTTTGAGAGATGAGTTTACTTTGTTCTACTGCTTGCTTCTTAACTCTTTCGTCTTTTCGGTCGTCCTTCATTGTCTCGATGGCTTGCTTAAAAGAAGTTTCTGACTCAACTTTATTCGAAACAGCTTGAGCCTTAATCATCTCAATCTCTTTTCTAAAACCGTGTCTAACTTCTTCTAGCTGAGCTTCTAACTGAGCTTTTAACTGCATTTCTTGAGCTTTAAGTTGAGCTTGCAGTTGAAGTTCTTGCTGTCTTGCCTCAGAAGCGGCCTGAGCTGATTGCTGCTGAACCTGAGCTTGTTGCTGTGAGTTCTGTTGAGCCATCTGCTGCTGCTGAGCTATTCTCTTTTTTCTTCTTACGATGAGAAGTCTTTCTGCTTGGTTTACGTCTTTTAACTGACGAATAGCAATGGCATCTTCTAAATCGATCTCTTTCTGACCCAGAGCAATTTGAATATTCTGTTCCAAGTACTGCCGTTCAGCTTCCTCCATTTCTTTTACCACACGTACACCGAAGTTATACATAGCTAAGTTGCGGAAAGAACTTAACACACTCATGTTCTCTTTTCCGATAGCATTTTCATAGATCTGATAAAGAACAGAGTCTGGGTGAATAACCTGAATGCATTTTACGATGTCGCTACAAACCTTCTTGTAAAGAACCATGGAAGAGTTCGTGATATCGTAAATAGCGTTGTTCGCAGCAGCCAAAGCTTGTTGTCTTACGCCAACTAATGCATCTCCTTTTGGAGAGGTAGCGTCCATAACCTCGTTGATTCCTGTTGCGTCACGAATCATTTTAAGGTAATGATTATACAAACCAATCAGCTCATTGATGTTTCTAATGCTATTGCCGATTTCTCTGATAGGCGGATTCTGAAATCCTCCATCTGGGTTTTTACTTCTATAGTAGAAAACACCTGTCTGCTCGTAAATATCATGCAAGTCCAAAGGCTGAAGCTCTCCTCCTTTACCGAGCTGGACATTCTCTAATCCTTCGATATCGATAATAATGCCGTCTGGTTTAGCCTTGGCTACAGCTTGCTGGATCTTAAGGTGAGTCAACTGAAGCTGGTCTGCAAACCCAATACAGCTGTCTACCATAGACTTTGGCATCATGTCGAGTAGATTGGTAGCACAGACAGAGTACGAAAGATTCGTTTTTGAAATGTCGTGGATGTTTTTCGGAATGTTGTTCTTCTTCCCATAATCAAACAAGAAGTCAGTACCTAGAATATAACATCCTCCGTATACAGAAGCGTTTTCTAACTTTGAAACCTCTCTATTAAACACAGAGTTTTTAGGCGCCTTGTAGTTCTCTCCCTTAGAGTAAAACCCTACATTGCCGTATCTACTCTCTTTAGACTCAAAGTATTCACAATCAACAGATATAAACTCAAAGTCCAACACCTCAATCATATACTCGTCGTACCCAAAATTGTTAATGTTGTTTACTCTGTCGTAAGAAGACTGAGTGAGCTTAGATGCGTCATACCCATATTTCTTTTGGGCTTTCTGAGCAATCTGCTTGTATTCTTCCTCTGTAAACTGATCGCCAGCCATACGTTTAAGCTCCTGAATAGGAATATATCTTACATGCCCAGCATAAACTAAGTCGCTAAAGTTTGGATCCTCAGTGAAGCTGTGGATAAAATGAATTGGATCTACATAGCTCGTTTTAATGCCGTATTGCGGATCGTTGTCTCGTTTTACAACTGAAAGACCCAAAACAGCCAAGTCATTTACACATCTTCGCAAAACACCTTCGTTAAAGTCATTCCACTCAAGCGTAAGGTTGGTAGCGATCTGAGCTGCAATCTCAGAAGAAGACTTGATATTGTTCCCGATAAATATCTCAACTTCCTCCAGCGTGTCAGGAATAGTGTTTGAGTCCATTCCAATGATTACGCCAGTCTTATCCTCTATCTTTTTCAGCTGGTTTTTAGCTGCAATCAACATCTCTATCTTTCTTCGATCAGTATCTTTTTCTGAAGAAGAAAGCGGGTCAACCGCCTCTAGATTTGGATATGGATTTAAAGAAAGGATCTTATTTACTACGATCCTAACGAATTTAGGAAGGATAGGAACTGGTGTGAAATCCAGATTAAGCATACTTCCATCCCCGTTATTAGGATCCAAAGAAGTAAGAAGCGACCTATAGATTGTTGTGTCTTGTGTGCCATTTGCGTATCTACGGTTTTTTTCGAATGTCTTTTTTCTATTACCGTAAATAGAATTTTGCTGATCCATCTTTCCCCACTGCTGGTATATGGACTTAGCGTACTTTAGCCCATATTCCTTTCCTTGCTTTTCCTCGGAAGAAGCTAAAGGGTCGGGAAAGTTAGAAGATTTTTTATTGTTACTATACATCTGCAATAAGTAGAGTCATTTTAACTCATTGCAAATATAGTAAAACTACAAGTGCCAGGCTTTTGGCTTGTGAGTCCTAAAAAACTTCTTGTCAGAAAAGTCAGCTCTCTTCTTTTCTTTCTTTTCTTTTTGAGCTGCAAGCAGCGCCAGTCCAGAGCTAATCGTCAAGTCAAACTTAGTTCGCTTGTCGATTTTATATCCAATCCAATCCTCTAGCGTTCTATTAAATAGCATCTTGCCCATCGAGCCGTCTTCTAGGTTTACACCTACATGATCGTGAATATACGCTTCAATAGCATGAGCGTGTGCTTGGATGACGTCTTGAGAGTTAGATGGAATGCCTTTTGTTCTGACATTGGATCCGTAGCTACTGCTTTTTAGATGAGAAGGGCGATCCATCAAATAACCATCGTAACCTCTTGATTCAAAGTATCTTGCAATACCGTATTTGTTGTTTTCTATAAGTATTGGGTACCCGTAGAAAAACGCGCACATCAACACGTCTTCATAGAAGATGCTAGCGAGGTCTGGACGAGAAGCATATTCCACGACAAATGTATTTGGAGGAACGTCCATATTAAACTTATTATACATATGAAGCGCACCTTTAGATCCTCTGCTGTCAACAGTAGCGTCTAGGTCGTATGAGTCAACGCCGCCGACGCCAATATGACCGTTTGGAGCTATTCGCTTTCCTCGGTCTTCAGCTCTTTTGTTTCTTAGGTGATCAGGAGGAAGCCAGGCTACGCGAAACCTACCATTAGGATCAGGGGAAAAAACTACCTCTTCATCTTTCTTTCTCCATATAAAGTTACCTTGAATTACTGGATTTGGGTATAAGCTGTCGTTGTGCTCTATTTGTTGGTATATCTTACCAATGTTAAACAGACTTCCTTCGATGCTGTCTCTAAACGCCTCGTCTTCAGTAAACGGGAACTGCCTAATGATTTCATTTAGCTCTGAAGGATCATCTTTAAATGAGTGACGCTCGTTTTTTAAATACTTCCGACTGCCCTGATCGATGATACTATCGTCGATACCATGTATGTGTACGTTTTCGGGTGGGTCGTCAACAACAGCATTTCCATATTTATCAAAGAAACCTTCTAAAGCATCATAAGCGGGTATAAATATGCGGTATAA